CCAGCCCTCTTCCCAGCCCTCTCAAGAGGAACTGAAAGCCCAGCTGGCAGCGGAGACACAACAGGATCCCAGCCTCGCGGCCCTCTATCCCTCACAACGCTCGGGCGTATTAAACAAGCAATAGCCCGTCATCGCCCAGCTTACCAAGTTGGCAAAAAAGGCGGTGAGTTTGAAAATGGTATTCAGGATGTACAAGCTGCACTAGAGCTTGCGAAGGCGATGGGTCAGACAGTACGTCTATTTGACTCAATGGAGGCCCTTAATAAAGAAATCAACAGACAAGGTCTTCCTGGTGCTGGTAATACGGCTGCAATCTTTTACAGAGGCACAAAACTAGATCCATTTAATAAGTTCTATGTCAGTCCAAAGGCAAAAGGCTTTGAGGGGCTAGTGTTTGCATTGAACCCAGGCGCAAAGAAGTTTGATGGTTCAAAGGTTAGTGACACAGAGGCACTGATGTATCTCTTACATGAGATATCACATGGCCTGACCCTAGGTAACATGGACGGTGGACTACAGTCGAAGGGTGAGTCATTTGCTAACCCTGTCAGTCGTACAAATGACAGTGTATCACCAGGTTCGTTTGCTGGGTCAGCTTTGTTACCACTTGTCATGAAATCTAACCAGAAACAGCGTGATGCTATTTTGGAAGAGATTGCAAACATACAGGTTAACTTAGATGCTTTTACAACTAACAAACCTGAAGAGCGTGTTGCAGTTCGTAATGTACGGAAGCTGATACAGTTCCACGACAGAGCAAAGGCAGAAGGCGCAAGTGAATCAGAACTGTTCACATACAAACAGCAGTTAAGTGATTACGCTGAATACATGGAAAACATCCGTGAAACAGCGGTTGATCCAGTCTGGGTCTATCTGATGAACCCAAAACTAGCTAAGAAAGTGATGCCAAAGACATCTGCATTGATCAGATCTGAGTTTAACAAAGCCAAAGATCCAAAGATTCAGTTCTTTAGTCACCCCTTAGCAGTCGTCGCGGCTGTCGTCGCAGCAATGATGGCACAGCGTGAAGAAGACGACGAGCGCGAGAGACAACAGCAACAACAGATGCCACCAGGCGCACTAAACGCGCCAATGGCACCAGGCATGTTGTCACAAGCCTAAGACCCCCAAGGAGAGCAAAATGTTAAAGACTGCATTGGACCTGGTTCCAATCCTAGAGGCTATTGATGTCGTCAAGTCATCAAAGCTCCTAACCAAAGCACAACAGGACACTGTGTTGCGTGAGGTTGCATCAGCGATCCCAGCACCAGTGTTCTGCAAACAATGTCCAGAGACACTGTCTATCATAAACAAACTAGTGGAGACGACAGATGGGTCACCCGCCAAACGAACCTCGAAAGAAGAAACCAGCAAAGCCAAAGTTAATGCCAGGTCGAGCCAGACCAGCACACAAGAACCCTCTGGCACTGCAACACACGACACCCGAGGGACGGGCAAAGTTCCGCGAAATGCTAAAGAACCGAAAGAACAAGGGGGGAAGACCCCTCGGAGTTCCAGACGGTCACAGTAAGGAAACCATCAAGCCAGTCGTCGACAAGGCAAAAGAGGACGCCAAAAGGGCGGTAAGTATCATGAAGAAAGAGTATGACATCGAAGACCCACGCGCAGAGGAAGCACTCGAAACCGCAGTGGAAATCATGCGTACACCCGTACACAACCGTGATCGTCTTCAAGCAGCCAAATTGATCTTGGACTTCACCAAGGTCAAACCTGTCGCTAAGTCAGAGATCACTGTCGGTAAAGCTGAGGAGTTCCTAAGCTCACTGCTAGATACCAATGACGGTGACGACCAAGACTAAGCCGACGATGGCTACCAAGGAGCAGCTGGCTGAGGTCCGTAAGCGTCTGTATACTGACTTTAGCTTCTACGCGAAGGGCGCACTAAAGATCCGCACTAAGTCGGGTGACATTGCGCCCCTCAAATTGAAACCAGCCCAAGAGATCCTCAACGACGCTGTCACTAAGCAACTAGAGACAGAAGGCAAAGTCCGAGTGATCATCTTGAAGGCTCGACAACAGGGCCTGTCTACTTACGTGGGCGGCTACCTGTACTTCAGCGTCTCCCAGCGCAAAGCTGCGAAAGCCCTGGTGATTACCCACCACAGTGACTCAACACGTGCGCTGTTCGACATGACCAAGCGTTACCATGAGAACTGCCCTGAGATCCTGAAGCCACACACAAAGTATTCATCCCGCCGAGAGTTGTCTTTTGATGTCCTCGATAGTTCCTATGTCGTTGCGACAGCTGGCGGTGAAGCTATTGGTCGGGGTGAGACCCTGACCCACGTTCATGCGTCGGAGCTTGCGTTCTGGTCTAAGACCACCGCCGCCGACAACTGGAACTCGCTGACCCAAGCTGTCCCCAATACTAAAGGCACCGCTATATTTGTCGAGAGTACAGCCAATGGTGTCAGCGGGATCTTCTATGATCTTTGGAAGGGTGCAGTCGAGGGAACTAATGGCTTTGTGCCAGTGTTCATCCCTTGGTTTGCCGACCCAGAGTATCGAGAGACGGTCCCAGAAAACTTCGAGCGCACCCCAGACGAGGAAGAGCTTGCGTCCAAGTATGACCTCGATGACGAGCAACTTATGTTCCGTCGTCGCAAGGTTGCACAGAACGGGCTCGACCTGTTCAAACAGGAGTACCCTTCAGAGCCTGAGGAAGCCTTCCTGACTACAGGTAGACCCGTATTTAACCCAGAGCAACTACAAGAGGCTATGGGTACTACACAGGACGTACAGGAGCGCCTAGCACTAGAAGGCGAAGACTGGCTGAACAACCTCAGAGGTGAACTGACGATGTACCGTCGTCATGACCCTGGTGAACAGTATGTCATTGGTGCCGACGTCGCTATGGGCGTCCGAGGTGGTGACTACAGTGTTGCCCAGGTACTCGACAGTAAGAAGCGCCAGGTTGCCACTTGGAGAGGCCATGTGCACCCAGACTACTACGCCACTGTGTTGCACCACCTGGGTCAGTTCTTCAACACTGCGTTCATCATTGTTGAGAACAACGGTCACGGCCTTTTGACGTGCACCAGGTTGGCTAAAGATATGGCCTACCCGAACTTCTTCACTGAGGTTCAAGTCGACAAGCTGACGGACAAAGAGACCATCAAATTGGGTTTCAGTACGACAGCAAAAACTAAGCCTCTAATCATTGACGAGCTACGAGCGTCTGTCCGTGAGAACGAGATAGAACTCAATGACAAAACAACGATCCGCGAAATGCTCACATACGTCGTGACTGAGAGCGGATCTATGGAAGCTGAACCAGGATGCTTTGATGACTGTGTCATGTCGTTGGCATTAGCCAATCACGTGCACGAAGGTGCCTGGGAGCCGATAGAGAGTGCAGATGACTATTACATTGAAATGGTATGATCACTATGGATAAAAAAGACTACAAAGCGGTGGACGACGATAAACTCGTCACGATCCTCGATGATAACATCCGTAGATCTATCGGGTATTACGACAGCCAAATATCTAGGGAACGCCGCAAAGTCATAGACTTTTACAATGCGACACTCCCACGCCCAGCGCACGACGGTAACTCTAAGTATGTCTCTATGGACGTCTATGATGCTGTTGAAAGCATGAAGGCTGCACTGCTAGAAACATTCAGTACAGGCTACAAGACCGTGCGTTTCGCTGCACAGACTGGTGAGGACGTGCGTATCGCTGAGATCGCTACAGCCTACTGTGACTACGTGGCAAACCGTCAGAACAACCTGTTTGAGGTTATGCAATCTGTCATCCACGACGGTCTCATTGCACGTGCTGGTCTATGTAAAGTCTACTGGGACGAGCGTGAAGACAGTTACCTAGATCCAGTCCAAGATCTCACTGAAGAAGAGTTTGATCAGATTGTTGCTCAAGACAACGTAGAGATCGAGGAAGTCGAGCAAGATGAACTTGGTCTATACTCTGGTGACCTACGTGTCTTCCAAGACACTAGCCAGGTGGTCATTGAGGCCATTGCACCTGAACAGTTCGTCATTGAGCCACAAGCTAAGTCTTTAGACGACGTTGGCTTCCTGGGTCACCGCACGACCATGACAATCTCAGAATTACGCGAGGCAGGGTATGACGAAAAGCTCATTTCTAAAATCGGCGATCACGAAGACGTTGAAATGGAAACCGATCCAGAGGTCCTGGCACGTCATGAAGAGATTGGTCAAGACCGTGGCTTCAACGCTAAAGGTTTCCAAGATCAAGTTAGAAGTATCACTGTTTATGAGCTATATATCGACATCGATCTCGATGGCTCTGGAATCGCTGAAACGTACAAAGTAATCAAAGCTGGTAACGTGGTGTTGCACAAAGAGAAGTGCACGTACAAACCGTTTGTCGCCTTTGTTCCACTTCCGATCCCACACTCGTTCTTTGGTTCCAATTTCGGATCAAAGGTTATGCCGATCCAGACTGCACGTACAGTTCTGACACGGTCTATCCTGGATCACGCAATGATCACGAACAACCCACGTTACACTGTGGTAAAAGGTGGTCTTACGAACCCACGCGAACTGATTGACAACCGTGTCGGTGGTATCGTCAACGTGTCACGTCCAGACGCCATCAGTCCGATGGTACAGGCACCATTGAACCCGTTCATCTTCCAGACAATCCAGATGCTGGACGAAGACAAAGAGGACACCACAGGCGTCTCACGTCTATCTCAAGGTTTGAACAAGGATGCTATCAGTAAGCAAAACTCAGCGGCTATGGTTGAACAGCTGGCGACAATGTCTCAGCAACGTCAAAAGATCATTGCGCGTAACTTTGCGAACAACTTCCTGAAACCGCTGTATCAGCTGATCTACCAACTGGTCGTCGAGAATGAACCACAAGCCAAGATCGTCGAGATTGCTGGTGATTACGTTGAGGTCAGCCCGGGTGACTGGGGGTCTAAACGTGACGTGACTGTCGAGATGCACCTAGGATATGGCGAACAGGAACAGGAAGCACAGAAGTACCTAGCGCTACATTCCATGATGTCTCAGGATCCAACGCTGGCATCAATGTACACTCCTGAGAACCAATACAAACTCATGTCACACGTCATGGAGTACAACGGCATTAAGAATGTCAAAGACTACCTGACGCCGCCGACAGAGCTTCCAGAGCAGCAACCAGACCCAGCGCAACAAATGGCAATGCAGATGCAACAAAAGCAGATGGAATTGCAAGAGCGTCAAACTCAGGTTGCCGAGATGAAGGCTCAAATGGATGCCCAAATTGCCCAGATGAAACTACAGCTGGAGCAAATGAAGGCACAGCAGGGCTTTGCAATTCAGTCCGACAGTATGGATTTGAAAGAGGCACAACTGGAACACAAACAGTTTGTCGACAAGGCCGAACTAGAGATTGCGAGAACCGCAGACGACGTCCGCGCTATCGCTTCACCAACTGGGTAGACCTTAGGGTCTCCCAGGCCCACAACCAACCAAAGAGAGCAGCATGACTGAAGAAGAACTCATTCAGCACGGTGAGGACGCAGAGGTATTACTCAAGTCCCCAGCGTTTAACAATGTGGTCAACAAGCTAGTGGAACAGACGTTCCAGAACTTTGTGAACTCGAAACCGGAAGAGAACAAAGAACGCTCGATCACTTATTACCACTATCGCGCCCTAGTAGACGTGGTGAACACATTAAAGCAACAAGTCGCCATCCGCGACGAAGTGCTAACAAAGCGCGACAATAGCGAAGAGGAAGCATAAGGACCATGAATAACGTCCAAGCAGAAGCTACTCAACCACGGGCATTAGACGACATGTTTGATGCCTCCGAAGCCATTCTAGATCGTTGGTCAGACGGTGAGAACCTATCTGAAGAGAACGAAGAGCTAGAGGCGACTGACGACTCACTTGTCGGCGAGACAGACGAAGAGACGTCAGATACACTAGACGATGAAGAAGACCTTGAAGAAGTAGATGAAGATACCGAAGAGGACCCTGACACTGATGACACTGAAGACGAGGATGAACCAGAGACAGATCAAGAAGATGATGAAACGGAAGTTGAGTTGTCTGACGATACTCTGGTTGAAATACAAGTCGACGGTGAAGCCAAACAGGCATCCTTAAAGGATCTCAAGCGTCTCTATGGTCAAGAGGCATCGTTAACACGTAAGTCTCAAGAAACAGCTGCCAAGCGTAAAGAAGCCGAAGAGGCTTTGGCAAAGGCAGACATCAGCTATCGAAAGCTCTTGGAGCGTGCTGAAGCGCGTATGAAGCCATATGCCGAAGTAGACATGCTGGTCGCAAGTCGACAGATGTCCACTGAGGACTTTGCTGCATTACGTCGTGAAGCCCAAGAAGCCGAGAAAGATCTCAAGTTTCTGAAAGAGGAAGCTGATGCATTCTACAAGGACGCCCAAGCACAACAACAAAATCAAGTGCAAGAAGCGGCCCAGAATTGCGTCAAGGTCCTAAGTGAGCAACTGCCCGACTGGGGTGATGAACTATACAATAACATACGTTCATACGCAGTCAGCCAGGGGTTACCCCAGGAACAAGTAGATCAATATGTTGACCCTACGGTCATCATGATCCTCAACAAGGCACGTCTTTATGATCAGACAAAGGCCACAGCGGAAACAAAGAAAGCGAAGGCCAAAGTGATCAAGACAAAAGAAGGCACCCGCAAAGTACTAAAGACGAAGAAGGCACCAAAGAGTGACGCCGACATACGTGTCCAGCGTCAACGTGATGCCCAGAAGCGTCTGCGGTCAAACGCAAGCCGTGCTGGTGACCTAGAGGATATTGCTGATGCTCTGATGTCACGCTGGGAGCGATAGCACTCAACTCTAAAATCAGAAGGATGTAACCAAAATGGCTACATATACAACTTACGACCAGGTTGGTAAGAAAGAGGATGTCAGCGACATTATCTCAGATATTACGCCGACAGACACGCCAATGTTCACAATGATGCGTTCAGAGAAAGTCTCTGCTCGTACATTCTCTTGGCTTGAGGATTCCTTAGCTGCCGCCGCGAATAACGCACAGGTGGAAGGGGCCGACGCAACTATGGCAACTCTTACAGATGCTGTAGAGCGTACAAACAACACCCAGATACTACACAAAGCGTTCCAGGTGTCTGCAACTGCTGATGCGATTGCGACATATGGTCGTGCGAAGGAAACTGCGTACCAACTTGGTAAGGCACTAAAAGAAATTAAGCGCGACCTAGAGCGTGCTTATGTTGGTGTCGACAACACGAAGGCGACTGGCTCAAGCTCAGTAGCACGTGAGATGGACTCAGCGACACAACAGATCTCAACATCTGTCGACGCTGGTGCCAACGCAACTGACGCTCTAACAGAGGCAAAAGTCCTAGAGCTTGGTGAAGACTGCTTCAACAACGGTTCAGATCCATCAGTTCTAATGATCAAACCAGCGGATGCGCAGATCGTTGCAAACTTTGCAGCGGCGTCTGGACGTAACCGTGAGATTGCTCAAGGGCGCAACCTGGTCAACGTGATTGACCTGTACGTGTCTCCATACGGCGAATACAAAGTGGTCCTAAACCGCCACCAGTTGACTACACATGCATTCCTAATTGATCCGTCAATGTGGCGTTCATGCGTACTACGTCCGTTCTCACGTACACTCTTGGCGAAGAACGGTGACTCCGACAAACACTTTATCGTCGGCGAATACTCATTGAAGCATATGAACTATGCTGACGGTGGTATGATCACTGGTCTTTCATAAGATCTAAAACACAAGATACCTAGGTCCCACCCACGGGGCCTAGGACACAGATGAGGGGCATCCTCGTCGTCCTGGGGTTTCCGCTCTCCTTACCCTGGACGACTTGGGTGTCCCTCTTTTTGTTTTTCTAAGGGGAACCCATGACTACTAAGAAAACAGGCGTCGATCTACTAGGCGTCAATACGGACTTCATACAGCAAGGCAATGACGTCGTCCGTAAGCACACACAAGAGATATCACAGTCATTCCTAGACGATCTTAAAGACAGTCGGAATGCATCTAAAGACCAGCGCGAAGGCGAGTTCATGCGTGTTGCGTCAATACCAACCGTCGTCGTTGAGCAGTGGCTCCGCGAGGGTTTCAACATATGGGAAGCTACAGGGCCTGAGATTGTCAAACGTCTCAGAGATCAGAACCTGGATGGCTTCATGGCTACTGAGAAAAGGATCTGACTTATGTACAGCGACAAAGGTACTTTCAAGCCCTGCAAGGGTTGCCCAACACCAGGCACATGCCGCCTAGCTGGTGAGTGCAAAAAGGGATCCAAGTAACATGTCAAAGACACCTTGGAACCAAGCCAACCCTAAGCCCAAAGCAAAACGCAAGAAGATGACAGACGCTCAAAAAGCCAAAGCCAGAGCAAAGGCTAAGAAGGCTGGTCGTCCGTATCCCAACTTAATCGACAACATGGCGATCATGAGAAGGTCATAAGATATGAACAAAGGTCAAATCAGGGCGCACTTTAAGGCCCTACTAAATCGCACGGACTGTGATGACGCCCTGGCTGACACCTTTATTGACCAGGCGATTACACGCATCCAGCGTACACTGCGAGTCCCAAGCATGGAGAAGACGCAGAACTACACGATCACATCTCAGGTCACCAAGGTCATCGTCCCTGCGGATCTGATTGAAATCATAAGTATATACACCAGTGAATACACGATGTCGCGTGTGACACTGCGGGAGATGAAGCAGTTTCAGGCTCTTGGTGAAGCTGGAACACCTAAGTACTTCTGTCGTCAGGGTGAGGACATCTTGTTGTATCCGTTCCCTGCAAACACGACAGTATCGATGGATTATTATGGTCAGTTTGACGAACTAACCAGCGACACCTCTGAGAACTCTTTGACGAACATTGCTTCTGACCTGGTGACATACACTGCACTGTCTTACGCAGCTGACTACTTCCTGGACGAGCGTGGCCCCCTGTTTGACCAGAAGGCTGGTGTCTTCATCACAGAGATCCAGGAGCACGCAAACGAGGCAGAGCAAGCTGGCTCACTTCAAAGTATCCGTCCGTCAAGCATTCTCGAAGAGTAGGGCATTAGAACATGGCAAAATCAAGTTTCTTCAGCGGCACTGGTACTAACTCCACTGACGTTGACTCCATAACAAGCTCAAAGGCCGCAGCAGAAGCCGCAGCCACAAACGCCGCTACTAGCGAAACCAATGCTGCATCCTCTGCGTCATCAGCATCTACTAACGCATCTAATGCATCTACAAGTGCATCTAATGCATCTAACAGCGCAACTGCCGCTGCAACCTCAGAAACCAATGCTGCATCCAGTGCATCAGCCGCATCTGTAAGTAAGACCTCTGCTTCTAACAGTGCTACCGCAGCATCAACTTCAGCTACCAGTGCAGCCACAAGCGAGGCTAACGCTGCATCTTCAGCTACAAGTGCCGCATCTAGTGCAACATCGGCTTCCACAGATGCAGCCGCCGCAGCAACTAGCCTTTCGAACATCGGTGCAGCAGAAACTAATGCAGCAAACAGTGCTACAGCGGCAGCAACATCTCAGACAGCCGCCGCCACCTCTGCGACGAATGCAGCGACATCAGAAACAAACGCGGCGACTTCTGCAACAACGGCATCTACTGCCGCGACGAATGCAGCGACATCAGAAACCAACGCTGCCACTTCTGAGACAAATGCAGCGACGAGCGCAACCAACGCGGCAACCTCAGAAACTAATGCTGCAACTTCTGCGACGAGTGCGTCTACTTCTGCATCTAACGCTGCAACGTCAGCATCAGCGGCAAGTGCATCACAAGTATCTGCGGCAGCATCTGCTGCATCAGCGGCGAACTCCTACGACTTATTTGATGACCGCTACCTTGGCACAAAGACATCTGATCCTACCGTTGATAACGATGGGAATGCTTTGGTTGCGGGTGCGTTGTACTTCAATAGCACAGCCAACGAAATGCGTGTGTATGACGGTGCAAACTGGATTGCGGCATCATCGGCTGGCGGTGCGTCACTGCTTGAGTACAAGTACACAGCGACATCTGGTCAGACTACGTTCTCTGGTGCAGACGACAATGCGAACTCCCTGTCATACACTCAGGACAATCTAATCGTCACACTGAACGGCGTTGTGCTTGAGAATGGCACAGACTACACGGCGACAACTGGTACGTCAGTTGTGTTGGCCTCTGGCGCGGCTACAAGCGATGAACTTAACGTCATTGCGTTTAAGACATTCACTACCGCAGACATGGTTGCGGCAAGCACTGGCGGTACGTTCTATGGCGATGTTGAGGTGCAGGGTACTTTGACCAGCGATGGGCTGACTATTACAGATGCAAGCAGTTCTCTCGTGTCTCTTATGGAAGATGGCGCTTCAGGTGCTGATGTTGAATATGTTGGTGCCAACAACACCTTTGTTATTTCAACTGGCACAAGCGGGTCAGGGAATCAAACACCTAGACTTTCTATTACCCGTGACACAGGCGACATCAGCTTCTACGAGGACACAGGCACCACGCCAAAGTTCTTCTGGGATGCGAGTGCGGAGAGCTTGGGGATTGGGACGAGTTCGCCAGCACGACAATTAAGTCTGTATGGCACACTACCAGCTATAGCTTTGCAGACATCTACTTCTGGCACAGGTGTCGGAGATGGGTTCCTAGTCTCAGCTACTTCTACTGACGCTTATATTTGGAACTATGAAAACACTCCTATAAATTTCGCCACCAACAACACAGAACGCATGCGCATCACATCGTCAGGTGATTTACTTGTTGGAACTAACTCTGACTATGCTGAAAATGTGCAAGCTGCTTTTTATGGAGCAAGTAATGGTGGTATTGCATTAGCCAGTGGCACAAGTGGACTATCACGTTTAATGTTTGCTGATGGCGTTGCGGGTACGGCAGGTGCTTATGTTGGTTCAATAATTTACAGCCATTCAGACGATAGTATGCGCTTTAATGTAAATGGCGGCTCAGAACGCATGCGCATCGACAGCAGCGGTAACTTGCTGGTGGGGCAATCTAGCTCAACAGCAGTAGGTGCTGGCAATACTACCACAGGCTTCTCAATTCGTAATGACGGTGGTCT